ATGTTATTATTTTCTGGAAGTTTATCCCAATTCATTGACGCATAAAAATCATCTAACTTACCACGAATCTCTCTATCAAATATCTTATTTCTATCAATATATGTTTCAACAAATTCTGTTATTTGTTTAGGGTCTTCATATCCACGAAGTGCAATTGAATCAAACCCTAATGGATTTGTTTTTAGGTATGCCCATTTAATTTTATCTCCATTTTGTATATCTGCAAAATTCTTTGCATTTTTATTTACTCCTAAATGTTTAAGCATATCATTATAATTTATTGCAGATTTAACATGTATAGGAGTACCAGATTGATATCCGGATAATGCTTTTCTTCCTTTTGTATACTTTGTGATATTTTTGACTCCTGTATTTTTCATAACATCTAATATTGGAGAATCTTGTATTTTATCTTTAAAATCCATAATTAAATCAGTAGTGTCTTTTTTTGACTTTTCTTTGAGAATATACCACAATGTTGCTTTCATTATAGTTTTAAATTCTGTGGGGAAGGATGATCTAACAACGTCTAATCCTTTTATATCCATTTTATCCGTAGGTTTGCCTTCTTTGAATATAACCCATTGTGCATATCTCTTTTTTGCTATCCATAAGCCAGATTTTGCAACATATTCTTGTTTAATTTGCCATCGATGATCTGACGTATTATGAAAATGAACTGCATATTGATCATACATATTATTTACATGAGATTGTATTTCAGATGCTATGTCATTTGTTTTTTCAATCATGAATTGTTCATCCGATTCATCAAATCCAGGATATCGTTTTTCTATAAGTGGTAAACTAGAAACAAATGTAGAATCAGTATCCGTATAGAATGAAAATTCTGCTTTGTTACCATTTGCATTAATAAAGTAATCTTTACCGACTTCCTTTTGATAATAGTTATTAATTACCTTTGCTGAAAATTTAATTACACTCTGACCAGTTGCTGTAATAGCTCCTGCATTATCTAAATCGTGAAATCTAAATGTCTTTAATCCTAATACTCCATAAAATGAATTTAATAGTACTTTTTGTGTTAATTGCATTGCATCATAAAATTTGTATTTATCACTACCAACTTCATGATTATCTCGTTCATTTTTAAATGTAACCCGTTCATCAAACCATTTTTCCAAGATCTTAGGAAGAAATCCTTTGCTTCTAGTATCATATACTGCTCCGTTACTTGCTACAGTAAATTTACTGTCAGTTAACCATTGTTTAATATCTGGAATAGTCTGTCCGTTACATGTTACACTAACAGGGTCTTTACTTAATAAAGATTCTTGATTCCAATTTGGAATAACGCCTATCTTTGTTTCTGGAGAAATATTAAGACTCATAATTATACTAGGATAAAGTGATGTTAAATCTAAATCATATATCCATTTATATAATCCTGGAATCGGTGGCATTACATATGCTCCAGCTAATTTATCCTGGGTTTCTTCTTCAATAAATCTAAATTGTTTATTTGGAGCTACTAATCCATTACGTTTTAAATCTACAATAGCGGCTCCGTCTAAATATTTAGATGCATAATAAACATCTTCATATGGAACGTGTCCTTTATGACATATAGTTCTTGCTAAGTTAATTAATTGTAATTTTTCATCTAATTCAAATACAATATCAACATCTGTCATATTATATTCTATAAATTTATGTATATCAGTAACAAATAAATCATCTAGGTCGCCATCATATTCTATTTTTCCTTTACCTAATTCCGTTTTACCTACTGTATCCAATCTATAATTAGGAAGTTCTGTATATGTGAAGTTTTTATATAATTTAATGTAATCTAAGCTAGATACTCCAAAAATCTTGTATCTTTCACGATGTTTATTCCATTCTACGATACCAGCTGGAGATAATTTATTTGCAGACTTAGGACCTAATACCTTTTTAATTCTATTAATAAGATATGGTATATCATATCCATCAGTATTCCAACCAGTTATTACAGTAGGCTGTATTTCTGAAAAATAGTTAATAAATTTAATTAATAAATTAGCTTCATTGTCAAATACCTCAACAGTATAGTTATCGCCATATATAATATCATCAGATAATCTATTTGCTTTGTCTAAAACTAATACTCTGCGATCTTTTCCAACTTTATCATAATATGCAATTGAAGTTATTTCAGTTCTAGCATCATCAGGGGTTGAATATCCTTGTTCGTCTTTTGCGGTTTCAATATCAAAAAAGAAATCAGCATGCCCTTTAGAAACTAAATCAGATTCATAATATAAATCTATCAATGTTCTAACTTCTTCATTTAAGTCAGATTCATATGCTTTTGGATTATCTTTATGATTGCCTGGAGTTTTTGCTAACTTAGTACCATTTAATGATATATAATTTCCTGACTGATCTGGTAAATACCCATATGGTGCAAATTTAAATGTTTGATGTCCTAAGTCATCATCCCATACATGCATTGTATTTGTTTTCTTGTGATACGCTATATTTTGATACATTTATTCCTTTTCTGTTTTTTTAATATTATACATCCCGTATAGATTGATACTTATGATAACAAAACTTAATACTAAATGACTAATGTTGTCAATATATAGGTCATATATAACCCATCCAATATCACCAATAATCCAAGATATCATTGCATATGTAACTAATCGATTAGCATTGCATATATATCCTGATAATACTAATGCTGTGCTAGCCCATCCTAATAATTCTATCATATTATATTATAAGTAATTTTTTTTGTTTTTCCAATACCGGAAGTATAGCTAATTCTTTTGCCTTTGCTTCTACTACTATATCTAAGTCATCAACATCATATGTATTAGGAGTATTGACAATATAATCTGCATGAGCTGGCTCTTTGATCTTACTAAATATTTTATATTCTTTTTCGAATGTCGGCCATAATGGTAATTCTTCAATTGGTATATTATGGTGACTTAACATATTTTCTATCAATAATTTTTGCTCTGCACGTCTAGATTCGGAATAATGAGTACATTGAGTTACGCCATGTTTCTCCCATGTAGACCTTGCCATGAAGAATGCCTCTTCTTCTGTTAAATCGCCTGTACAGAAGGTATGATGCCAATAGTCAAATGTAATAGGAATGTTAATTTCTTTGTGTATAAGTTCGTATAGATGCCTTACGCTGTACATAGATGCCTTGTCGTCGTTTTCTAACACTAACCGAGACTTGCAAGAGTCAGATAGTCGTTGCCACGACTTGATCCAGCGCTTTGCAGTAGCTTCACGATCGCCATAAGCACCAGCAACATGAATATTGATCTTGTTTTCAAATGAAGGCTTGTAGCCCATAAGGTCAAACATTTCAGAATGTCGTTCTAAACCGATAATACTTTTTTCTACTACATCTTGCCTAGGAGAACCTAATACATGAAATGGTCCGGGGTGCGTAGTTAATCTATGACCATGTTGTCTAGCAAATTCTCCGGCTATATATAAATGATGTGCAATTTCTTCATAGTCAGGTAAATCCTGTAATTCATATTGATCGTGCCATGGAAATAATTCAGAACCTATACGAAACAATGTAATACCATGCTCGTCATTCCATTTGAGATATGTAAGTAAATCTTTAGCATTTTCTAATGCTTTGTCACTAATAAGTTGTAAATTATTAGGATACCAAGAAGCTTTTCTTGCTGTACGAGAAGTAGTAACTCTGCCGCCTAATTTCTTGGGTCTATTTGTTAGTGTCTGATTGACACATGCATAACCATATCGTATCATATTTTTATTATATAATAAGAAATAATTTGGTAATATCCAATATTATGAATATGATTGTAATAAATTTAATAATTCATTTAAAGCTTCATGTCTATGATTATCTTGTAGAGTAACAGCATAAACAAATTTAGAGCCTTTTACTTTAGGTACGTCATGTATAGCTGAATCATTTCCGAATTTTAAATCTATTTGTTGTGGATCTCCACAAAGTATCATAGTTGAACCTTTTCCTAATCTACCTAATACCATTCCCAATTGTTGTTTAGTTAAATTTTGAAATTCATCTACAATAACTATAGATTTATCAAACGTTCTACCTCTAAAATGAGCTAATGATACCAATTCGATATTATTATCATTTTCCATTTTTTCTAATATTTGAGGTTTGTTATATACCTTTCTCATATTAGATCGAATTGGAACTAACCATGGTTCCATTTTTTCATTTAATGAGCCTGGTAAATAACCATTATCTTCATTAGAAACAGTCGGCCGTGTAATAATAATTTGATTAACTTCCCGTTTAAAAAACATATCCAATGCTATTTGTACTGCTAGCAGAGTTTTACCAGACCCAGCCTTTCCTAGTATAAAGTTATATGGGTGTCGCCATATTTCAGATTTAGCTTGTTTTTGCTCATCTGATAATGTAATACTAAATTTAATATTTCCTTTTGGAGGATTTTTAGATGTATTGTCTGGCATATTATATACTTTTTATTTTAATTTTTATTTTGTGCGGAGCAGTTTCATCTCCTCCGAAATATGGATATAGATAATATCGTTTAGCAGTATTAATACATGATCTAGGAACTATAGTTGTAAGTCCATCGACGCTAATAATGTATTCATCTGAAAAAATATCTAATGTACATGTATAAGATTTATTTACTTCGATATTAGTAATAACATCAAATGAAAATTTTCCTGCTTCATGTTTAAACCACAGTAGCTGTAATTTATCATGATAATATCTCCATCCAAATCTTATAGAATAATCCATATGATTTTTACCACAGTCACTTACACCATATAATTTATTTACATCAGCCTGATTTGCAGGATCTGTTGTTTTATAAATAGCACTTTCATCAAATATAACTTTGAATTCTATATGATTATTGCAATTTGATTTATATCTATAACCAGATCGATGTTTGCCCTTCTTAATAGTAAAAATTTGATATCCATTTGAATCAATTTTTTTACATCCAAAGAATGCTAAAATTATATACCATATATGTAATTTTGTATATTTCATTATTCGCTTTGAACCATTGCTACTTCCATTTCCCTAACTAAAATATAGTCAGTACCATCTAATTTAATTTTCTTTTGGTTGCCTAAATTATTTTTACTAATTAAGATGCAATCTCCTGTTTTCACAGACATTGGAATACGATTTCCAGTTTGCGTAAATAATCCTGGACCTACTGATATAACATCTGCATATACAAATTCTTCATCATATCCAGCATCTACTAATATAATACCTGATTCTGTTGTATCAGATTTCTCTCGTTCTTGTACTAAAATTTGATCTCCGGTTGGTTTCATTTTCATAACTATTCCTTTATTTTTATTGTTATATTTAGTTGTTATTTTTGATTTTTAATCGTAACCACTTACGTATTAACGAGGGTCGTGATATTAGTGGAAATTTACTATCTGGTAATGTCTTTCCCATATTACACCCCCCTCATATCATCAAAGGCAATTATATGATCTCGCCCTGTCATATTGTATCCTTTTTCAGCACACATTTCAAATACTTTAGGGTACATTTCAATTAATGTTTCTCTTGTATCGCCAGCTGGCATAACAAACGTCTTGTTTTTTGGAATGTTGTGCAACACTCGGAATTCTTCAATTTCTTCTAGGTTATATGCGGTGCCATCCCAGACTGGTTTATAGTGATAGTCTGTATGGTAATCGAGTGTTTGTTTAATCGCTTCATGGTTAAGTCGAAACTTATTATGTTGTTTAATCATTCTCTCGTCTGCCACTTTTCCTTGAGGCGTAACAGCACCAAGTATGGGTATAGAATTGTTAAACTTAGGACTGAGAGAAATAAGAGCGATAGGATAATCAGTGGCCAAAAAATGACTTCCTTCAGTTTCAATTGTGATAAATATATTATTTTCATGGGCAAAGTGTGTTAGTTCATTTACTAATGCTCCGTGCATTGTAGGAGAACCACCCGTTAACATCATTTCTTTAATATGCGGATTATCTTTATATATTTTAATAATATCATTAAAACAAAATGTTCCTTTTTCTGGGTGTATACTTGTATACCAAGAATCACACCAACCACCTTCTCCAAAGAAACATCTGTGGGTGCAACCTGTTGTTCTAACTGCTATCGTAGGTCTTCCAAATCTACTTCCTTCTGATTGAACGCATCTATATAATTCTAGTATAGGAAGTGTTTTATTATAATCTTCTATTCTTTTCATATTTTCAAAATGGCAAATCGTCTTCTTCTGTTTCGATTATGTTTTCCAATTTATCTTTTACATCTAATTCAAGTAATTTATTTAATTTTATTTCTATATCCAATATCATATTTTTCATTTCCTGAAACTCATTGCGCCGCACAATAGTAGATTCTGATTGTTTATATATACTATCTAAAAACTTTACTGGATATACTGCAACTGATTTATATGTTTCAGTCTGTAGACTTTCTGGTAGGGCCTTGTATGTTATTTTAATATTATTCGCTTTCGCTTCAGTCATTACCCGAAGACCTTCACCATCGTTTTTAGTAGAACGGCCTAGATATTCATATAATGATATATATTCTTCATTGTTATTCTCCATAATATGCTGCATTTTTATTGTGTTCCATGAATTTAACTTTAGTAACTCGTACTCTACTATTTGTTTCTTTTAAAACAAAATCATTAATTTTATTAAAAATATATTCTGCAAACTTTTCTGCTCCGGTAGCTTCTATAACTCTTAATTGAATAATATTATCATGATCTAATTTTTGAAATCTATGTAACTCCGGATCATTCTCTGCAATAATAACTGTATGATCAAACATATAATCCATCCATTCTTTAGGTGATTTACCATCAATCTTAGTTTTAGCTCTTTTCATTCCTCCAAAGTCCCATACCCAATTGCGATGATCTAGCCGACCTTCGAAATATACTTTAAATGATATACCATATCCATGTAAGAATTTGCAATGCGTATCATCTGCCTTCCATTGACGAAATACTGTACTAAATCCATCAAAAACTTTACTCGATTGAAAATTTGTCTCTAGATTAATCATTAATATCCTTTTACAAATTCATAAAATTCAGCTCTAGTTGAAGTATCATCCTTGAATGCGCCGGTTAACTTCGAAGTTTTCATTGAGGCGCCTCCATGTTTTACACCTCTGCATTGAACGCAGTTATGAGTAGCTTCTATCATCACGGCAACACCATTATTATCATTAATGATAGTGTCAATTGAATTATGAATTGCTACTGTCAATTGTTCTTGTATTGCACCTCTTCTTGCAAAGTGTTCTACTAGACGATTTAATTTTGATAATCCTATAACTTTACTGTCAGTTCCTGGTATATATGCTACATGAACTTTTCCCATGATAGTTTGATGGTGATGTGAACACATCGATGTTAATGGTATTCCTCCTTCGAAGACCATACCATCATATCCATCACTTGGAAATGCTGTAATATCAGGACCATCATTATACCGGCCTGCCCATAAATCATTTACATATGCTTTTGCTACTCTTTTCGGAGTATCATTTGAATTTGGATCGTTTCTCCAATCACATCTAAGTGCGTCTAAAAATTTACCAAATGCTATACTTGCATCTTCAATCATATCACTTTTTTCTTGGAGTGATAATGGGCCGCCTGGAGCTACTCCATTTGCAAATCCTTCTTTCACTAATTCAATCGTTTTCTTCGTCATATTTTATATCTGTTAAGTTTTTTACTAATTCAGAAATACTTTTTACTGTATCTAAATTAGTCTGTAACCACTTTTTATATGTTTTTTGTTTTATTACCAATTGAGAACAATATTCATATTCTTGTAGATATTCTCCAACTTTAATTAAATATGATATAAAATCATTAATATTTTTATCATATTCTTTCATAACAGAATCGTTCATGATATGTAATTCAAGTGAATTCTGTAATGTTATTTTATTAACACATCGCTTGAATGTTTTTAAATCAACATTTTCTGCCTTTATAAAATTGAAACTCATTGTCTATATATTATATTAAATTTTTGTATATTATCCAATATATTGATTATCATTATTTAATGGGGCGTCTGGAGTTTCGGTGTCGTCTGCAATAACACATTCTGTAGTCAATAACATTGAAGCAATTGATGCTGCATTTTCTAAGGCAATTCTAGAAACTTTAGTAGGGTCAATAACACCCGCTTTAAATAAATCTTCAAAGACTTCTGTTCTAGCATTATATCCAAATGATTTCTTACCTTCTCTTACCTTTTGAACAATTACTGCGCCTTCGCCTCCAGCATTAGAAATTATTTGTCTTAATGGTTCTTCAATTGCTCTTTTTACAATGGAGATACCTGTATTCTCATCTTCATTAGCCCCAGATTTAACATCAAGTGAAGCACCCGCTCTAATAAAAGCAACTCCTCCTCCGGGAATAATACCTTCTTCAACTGCAGCTCTCGTTGCCGCTAGCGCATCATCAACTCTGTCTTTCTTTTCTTTCATTTCGATTTCAGTAGCCGCTCCAACATATAAAACTGCAATACCTCCTGCTAATTTAGCTAGTCGCTCTTGAAGTTTTTCTTTATCATAATCAGATGAAGTCGTTTCTATTTGAGCTTTAATTTGATTGGTTCTTTCCTTAATTTTGTCAGATTCGCCTGCGCCATTAATTATAGTTGTATTGTCTTTGTCTATTTCTACTTTTTCAGCTGAACCTAAAAGATCAATTGTAGCATCTTCCATTTTAAGACCAGTTTCTTGTGATATTACAGTGCCTCCTGTTAATACTGCAATATCTTCTAATATTTCCTTTCGCCTGTCTCCAAATCCAGGAGCTTTTACTGCAGCTACTTTCAATCCACCTTTTAAGCGGTTAATTACCAATGTTGCTAGTGCTTGGCTATCTACATCTTCGGCAATAATTAATAAAGCTCTTCCCGTTTGAGCAACTGGCTCAAGAATTGGCAATAGTTCATTAATATTTGAAATCTTTTTGTCATGGATTAAAATGTAAGGGTTCTCTAAATCCGCAACCATTTTTTCTGCATTTGTAACAAAATATGGAGATAAATAACCCCTGTCAAATTGCATTCCTTCAACCGTACGAACTTCAGTTTCAGCTCGCTTTGCTTCTTCCACTGTAATAACTCCATCGTTTCCAACAACTTTCATTGCTTCGGCAATTAAAGCGCCAATTGTTTCATCGTTATTAGCTGAAATTGAGGCAACTTGCTTGATTAAATCATTGTTATTACCTACTTGTTTGGATAAGGTTTGAAGTTCTGTAACTATAGCTTCGACAGCTTTGTCAATACCTCGCTTTAAATCCATAGGATTGGCTCCAGCTGCTACATTTTTTAACCCTCCACTAACGATTGCCTGAGCCAATACTGTAGCAGTGGTTGTGCCATCGCCTGCTACATCATTTGTTTTAGATGCAACTTCTTTTACCATTTGAGCACCCATATTTTCAACGGGGTCTTTCAATTCAATTTCTTTTGCAACTGAAACTCCATCTTTGGTTATATGAGGTGCACCAAATTTTTTATCGATTACAACATTTCTTCCTTTAGGTCCCAATGTTACTTTTACTGCATTTGCTAATGCATCAACGCCTTTTTTTAATCTATCTCTAGCGTCTATATCAAATACTATTTCTTTAGCCATGTTTTTAATATATTATAATAAATTTTTATTAAATATCCAAGCCATAATATAACCTTGTTATCCAATCATCTACTCTCATTATTGTATCTCACACGCTCCGCCAGCACAAGCTAATTCGCCTGATAAATCTGTATTATCGTCTAATTCTATAATTTTTGATACGTCGACGTCTGTTAATGTTTTCATTAAAGAGTTATATTTTTCTTCTGTGCAATCTTCGAATGGTGCTTGAGTATATGTTCCTCCATCATAATTTAATACTGATAATCCATTATAATGTTTTCTATTATTCCACATCCATTCGCCAGCATCTTCCCATTCATTTTCTTTTAATGATACTGTTGCCGATACATTATGTGTATTACTTCCATTTCGATGTCCTGGTGCTACCCATTCAGTTGCTATCTTTTTTATTCTTTCTAATAAAGAAAATGGAGACTCTGTTCTCATAATAGCTCCTGTTGGTGCTTTTTGCGGTACACTAATTACTGCAGTGTCATGTGGTCTAAAATATTCATCTTCTATTAACTCCGGATGATTTTCTTTTAAATACGTATATATCGATTCATTTTTACCAACTCGTATTCTTCTAATATAAAAATCATTATGCCATGCATGAATTCCAGATGATGTTCCTAAAGCTAGAGATGTTGTACCAGCTGGTTTTACTGTCGTACATCTAGCCGCTTTGTTTATACCTATTAATTTTGCAACTCTTGTATTTTCACGCTTAACGACATCTGCTCCTTTTTTCGTATCATACCCTAATACAGTACCGCTACCAATTCCTGTCATTGAAACGCCAATTAATGCATCTTTTTCGGTAGTTTCTCTCCATATATCTCTTAGATAATGAAAGTCTGTATATCCTGCTTGTAAAGTGCCGATAAATGCAGCTCCTTTAACCCGAGCATTAAAATCTTCTTGTGATTCTAAATCAGATGCATTTACTTCGCATAAATTACAAAATTGATATGGTCTTAGAGCAATTTCACAACATGGATTAGTTCCCCAATCTTTGTCATTATTAAAGTATATACCTGGCTCACCTGCTCCTGACAATTCAACTCGTTTCCATAAATTCATAAAAAATTCTTTAGTAATTTTATGTCTCATTAAAACAGCCGAGTTATTAGATCTTCCTCGTTGCGGGTCTGTTTCCCACCAATTACCAGCTTTGCATCCAATCATATAATCATCGTCTGCACTAAATAAACTAATTAAAGCAGCTCTCCTAATTCCTCCTGCTAATACAGCATCGGCAATGTGGCAAACAATGTCATGAACTTCCAACGTTGATAATTTATCTCCATCCTCTCTAGAATCTAATATTCCTGTTACTTTTAGAATGCATTCTTTTAATGGTTGTGGACCTGGAGCTTTTCCACCTGATGTTACTAGCTGTGCGCCTTTTGGTCTAACATCGGAATAATCAAATTCAATTCTTGAACTTTTACCATTTAAATATGACTTCATTAATACTTTTATTGCATCAGCCCAGCCTTCAATTGAATCTCCAATTAAAAATCTACGTTTTCTTTTAGCATATGGTTTATTAACTGGAGGTAATTTTGCTACATGATGTTTTTGAACACTATATCCTACTCCGGTTCCGCCTAATAATAAAAACATAATTTCACTAAATGAGTCAATATGATCTAATGGCAAATATGCACAATTATATACTCGATTTGGAGATATCTCAATTGGCTTTCCACCAAATTGTAATGATCGCATTGATGGTAATATTTTTTTATCGTAAACCATTTTATAAACATCTTCAATTTCATCTTTTAATTTAGGATATCTTTTGATGTGCATATTTTTATTTCTAGTAACAAGCTCTTCCCATGTTTCTCTTCTGTTAAATTCTGGTATATATTTGGCATACTTCATATGCACTGTGATATCTGATAAAATTTTATTTGAAATGTTCATGTATATGACTCCTTTTTTTTAATGTTGTTAGACAAAAAATGGCCTAGACTTTGTTTTAGGCCATTATCTATAATAAATATATTATCAACCCAAACTTCCACCCAGATCTTTGAATTTTTGTGCTAAATTTTTCTTTAACATATTTTCTCCAGTTTTCATTGTTTGAGTTGTTTGTTTACCTTGACTAGTTTGTGGCTCATAAAATTGAAATTGTCCATTATTTGTATTTATTTTACTTGGAAGTGTTATACCATCTGGACCAAATCTATTTTTAATAACGTGTCCTCGCCCAGTACCAGATAATTTATCCTCTACCTTTCTAGACAATGACATTAAGAAATCAGCAACCATAACTTTACCATATGAAGATGCAATTTTATCTGCTTCAATAATATCATCCTCTAAAGCAGATCGTCCTGCTTGAGATGCGGTCCAAACAGGGATATTATATTCACCAGCCATTCCTCTCATCTCTTCATATAATTCTTCTAATGCTTCGTGTTTATCTTTTTTAGTATTTACTTTAAGTAAATCTCCATAATCTATTATAATTAAATCTGGAGTATTTCCTAGCATAATTGTTTTTTCAATATGAGCTTTAATACCCATTACACCTGTAGATTTTGTTGGATAATATTTTATAATTAATTCGCCAGGCAATGTATCTAATTTTTCTGCAATATCTTCAGTATAATTTTTTAGATTCTGCGCTGCAATACCGGTAACTACACTATCATATCGTTGGCCTACATAATTATCATTTAATTCTAATGTATAATGTATAACTGTTTTACCTTGCTTAATTGCATTTGCGCCAATATTAATAAGCATCCATGATTTACCGATTCCAGCTGGAGCCATAACTACCCCTAACTCGCCATGAGCTAATCCGCCATCCATTAAATCGTCAATTACATCCCAACCCGTGCTTATAGTATCTCTAGCAGATTCAGTGTATCTTGCTACTACATCTTTTTTATATTCATGACCAATATCAGTATCAGCTCCAGCTTTCATTGCTGTATCAATTTTACTTTTTATTTCATCATAATTACCTAGTTTCAGTAAATTAACAGAATCCATAATAGCATGTTTAATTTCTTGATTTTTACAAAATCTTAAAATTTCATCTTTAACAAATGTTAGGTCATCAGATTCTATATAACGAAATACTTCTTTTAATTGTTCTAATATTGCAGTTTTTAATATATCATTATCTATCTCGGTTATTTTTACCTTTAATACATCTTTTGATGGAGGTGTTTTATATTCACGAAAATGCGTTAATATTATATCTAATAACCAACTATTAGCATCAGATTCGAAATATTCTGACTGTATAATATCAGCAATTTGCTGTAAAAACGATCTATCAGTAAACATAGCTGATAAAGCCTTAACCTGAAAACTGTACCCATACTCACTTAATTTATCTGTCATAAAACTATTATATTAAAAATAAAACAGTAATCCAATTATTATTTACTTTTATGTGTTTGTTGTGCAAATGCACTTAAAGAAAGCCATGTATTATTTAGCCATTCCGGTAGATTCTTCATTACTGCCCACATTTTATCTTCCATAAAAATTTTACGGAATTCATGTTTATTTAGCATCGGAATTGGTGTTTCTATAATATTACGTATAGCTGATTTTGTTTGCGCTGGGAAATCTAAAATATTTAAATTCATTAAGTCCCAATTTTCTTCGATTATATCAATATTATCTAGCATCTTCTGATATGTTTTAGATTCGTCTAATCTAGTCGTACACTCTGATCGAAGATCTTCAGGAGTATAATCTAATGATAATGCTAAATCTGGAATATGTTTTAATAATGTCTTTGGACCTATCCCTTTAACTCCTTCAATATTATCTGATTTATCTCCCGTAAATGTTCTATACATTACGTAATTAATTGGATGTACACCAAATTCTTCTAATACCGTTTCAGTGGTATACATTTTCTTTTTAATGGGAGACCAAATTTGTATTCTATCATCAATTAATTGATAAAAGTCTCTATCAGTCGAAACAATAGTAAATTTACTCTGTTCTTCTTTTGGCTTTAATAGATCTTCATCAAACATTGATACTATATATGCTATAGTATCATCTGCTTCTATTCCATCCATTGATAAAAAGCTAACTGGTAAACAATCTAAGTATGAAACTAGCCTACTAAATTGAAATCTCATAGCTTCTTGCTCTTGGTCCATTGATGCAAAGTGATGATCGTGCCTACGTAGCCTAGTTTTATTTGCTCGATTAGCCTTATAGTCTTTATTAATTTTTCTTCTTCTACGAGACCCGCCGATACCATCAAATACAATAATACATCGGGTAGGTTTGAAATCTCTAACACATTTACCGATACTATATAAAAATCCGGTTATACCTCCTATATGTTCACCATCTTCATTAGTAGATGGAGTTGCAGAAAATGCTCTAATAAAGGTATTCAACCCATCAATTATCATGATATGATCATTGACTTTTGATGGGCTGTTTTCCTTTTCTTTTTGTAACTGTTTAAATAATTCTTGATATTTATTCATTATCCTTCTTCGTTTATAACTTCTTCATCGACTACTACATCATCAATACCTCCATCGATGCCGGCACGGTATTTAAAAATATATGCTTCGCAAATTCGATTATACAATCTGTCTTTCATTTCTGTATTTTCTATTACTTTTTCTATAAAATCTTTACTTTGAAATTTGACTGTACTTAGAACTTCTCCCGTATCTGGATCAACGTCATCTAATGAATACCAAGCTCCCGATTGAGAAACTAATTTAAAATTTTTCATGATATTTAACCAACCACCATAGTTGTCAATTCCGCTATCATAATATATTTCATAATCAATTTTTCTATTAGGTGGACCCATTCTATTTTTTACAACATGTACATTAGTTTTATTTCCAACTACTTGATCCGCGCCATTTACTCTAGCTTTAATCATTCCGGTATTTTTCAAACGAAGTCTAACTGATGAGTGAAATGGCAAAGCTTTACCGCCTGCTGTTGTCCATGGATCTCCAAAAGATACGCCTAATTTAGTTCTTAATTGATTTGTGAATATTAAACATATTCTTTCTCTAGCTATCCAATTGGTAACTTTTCTCATAGCTTTACTTAATATAATAGATTTGGATGTTGCATATCCATCTTTATCATATTCCATTGCCATTTCTATTTTAGTAGATGCTCCCATAACCGAATCAACTACGATAGTTACTAATCTATTTTTATCTGATTTTCTAACATTTTCAACAATAGTTTCAATAGTTTCAAATATTTCTTCAATAGTTTCTAATGGAACATATAGCATAGTTTTCAAATCTACGCCAATAGCTGTTAAGAATTCTGCACTACTTGCTGATTCAGTATCAATATATACTGCCAATCCACCTTTCTTTTGCGTCTCTGCTAAGGTATGAGCTGCTAATAATGATTTACCAGATGCCTCAAGTCCTGTTATTTCGGTAATTCTACCAACAGGAAATCCTCCATTTGGACGATTAGAAATTGCTAAATCTAACATTGAACAACCAGATGATATCCATTCGTTTACATTTGTGGGTGCATCATCATCTCCGTCAAGAAAAAATGCAGATTTATAATTTTGACCTTTAAACTGTTTGTTGATACTTTCAGCTAATGTTGCAGCTAACGAATCTTCCAGTTCGCTCTTTTTCTTTGCCATATTCGACTCCTATAAATTATTGATTAAATAGATCATTAAATGCTGTCGATACATCCGTTTTCTTTTCTGGTTCGGTTGTAGTAGCATCAGCTTTTGTTTCACTATTGGTAGATGGTGCTGCAGATGATTGTGTATCAGAATCTGCATTTTCTGGATTCATCCATTGCTCTAAGGCTTTTTCTAATTCCTCATATGTTGGCTCTGGAAAGATATCTGTTATCTTTGGCTGATTCATAATCTTTGTTGCTATTTCCTTATCATCTGTAACTGCACTTGTATTAGGCTTTACTCTAATTGATGTTTTCGGAAATCTTTCTGCGCCTTCAGCAGGTATAAATTCAACGGTAATATCTCGTCCATTCATTAAATCAGTAATATCACCATAATCTGGATCTGATATAATTGAAAGTAATTCTGAATATACGGTTTTACCAAACCCCCAAAATTTAACACCTTCAGATTCTTTTCCTCGAACAACTACAGGAACATATGTTCTCATTTTAGGTTCAATTTTTCTTCCCATTATCCATTCATCTCTATCGCCAGTACTTTTTAGCTTTTCTGCGAATTCTACTACTGGATCTTGATTTCCAAATGTTATTGGAGATAGGTATGTCTTCTTACCTAAATCATAATGAAAATACATTTCTAAAAAGGGGTTTTCTTTTCGGTGTGAATATGGCACAATTCTAACGGTTTGCTTACCTGGTTGTGGCTTCCATAGATTATTTTTTCTATCGTCTGTTTTGTTTAATTGGTTAAGTTTTGCCTTTATGGCGTTTAAATCTAAACTCATCTTTTCCTTTAATTGTTTATTTGTTTATATTGTTTATTTATTAATTATATTATAAGTAATTAATTCAGTAATTCAAAGTTATTTGTTAATTTTTTATATTATCTATGTCTACCCGAGGTAAGTCGTCTTCCTCATTTTATCGAAACATCGATCTAGGTCCAGTAACTTCTTTTTCTAATGTGTCAATATCATAATCTTCTATTTCTCCATGGAAAGCCATAGATCCTTCCATGCCCCATTCGCCACCGCCTTCGTCTACTCCCATTAACCAAATTGCTTTTGTATATCCATGGTCTTCAACCTCTTCATGATTATCAAATTTAATATCAAATGGTTTGCCTCCATCAATTTTAACTGTTATAATAGGATATCCATTTCCATCTCTTTTTCTATTTACTGCTTCAATGCTTGGTTGATAGTTTTTATTATCTTTATAATCTTCATTTTCTGATACAAGATTCTTAGTTCCAAATCTTCTCATATTTTTTGCTAATATATTTTTTTTCATTATATTCCTTTTAAATTTCTATATATAAATATATCTTAAAAATTAATTCTTTTTAAAAATACTAATTCAACCCGTTTATATCCATATTCGGTTGTTAATAGGAATGAATTTTCAAAATTTTCCCAATTAATTATCATTGATTTATCTAGTATTCCATTATTTAAATCTTTAATAACTTCATTTAATGCATTAACTGTGTACAATGTATTTGTTTCTTTTTTTCTATGTATTGAAATTGTATTTTTACCTCTATGTCCGTTATTTTCTGCATTAAATGTGCAATACAATTCAGTTTTTTTATCATAGTTAGAAAATACAAATATTCGTTTTTCTGGAACTTCAAAATTTTGTTTAATATATTCTATAACAATATCTAAATTCGTTTTATGTGCAAATGTACACAATAGTTGAGTTCTCACTTGTTATCCTTATACCTGTGCTGCTCTTATATCTTTAACAATTGCATTAATTCTATTACCATTAACAAATAAATGAAATCCTTTAAAATTACTAACAGCTGATGAAATTCTATTGTTTTGACATTTAAGAGCTTGATATACTTCGTTACTAGTTTTTAAATGCAATGTTCCTCCACTAATAATACCCCACCATTTGACATTTCCGTCTGATAATTTTGATTTAATTGTTTCATTTAATTGTTCACAAAAGTTTTCAACAATTCTCTCAGGATTACCATCTGGCATAAATCTTTGTAATTTATCAACAAATCTTCGTATAACTTTTATTTCTGTGTCTTTCGATATTTGTATCAATCCCTTAATATCATTGCGCAATTCATCCGAATCTAGATTATCTAAAACTGCATTAATTGAATCCCGAGTCATTGATTTATTAATTTGCATACCAGTTAACATTTCAAATGAATTAACTGCTATTTTTAATAGTAAAGCGGTATCAGCTGTTAAGTTACCAAAGTCTACGGTTGAAATTTTATTATAATCTTTTAAAGAAACTCCATCTGCTCCTACGTCAATATCGGATACTATACTATCTCCAGCAACTCCTCCTTTAACTTCTCCATTAAATTTTATTGCAAACCATAATTCTGAATAATGTCCGTTTGGTACTTTTATTGTGTCTGAAATTAACTGATATAATTCTGCGTCTGTGCCTTGTATTTTATAATCGCCTGACTTCAATGGTTTTTTATCTAGATCGGTAATTAATGAAAATATTTTGTCTTTATTTGGAGATTTATTTATTTTTTCAAATAATAATGGCAATCCTAAAAATTGCTGGCCTTCCATTGCATATTCTGACATTATAAATTCTACAAACTGATCGGCATTATTAAAATAACTATTTGAATCTTCTTGTGGAACGTCTATTGTTAAATTTTGAAATCCGTTTGATATATCACTGTTTATATTATTATCACTTAGATATTCTGCAGTTGCCAATTTAAATTCTTTAGATCGTTTATTAAAATTATTAATAATAATTTGGCTATCCGTAGCAACATATATTGGATTTTGTCCGGCATCTGGTAATGCTCTTATATCATCTGAAATACGTTTTGAGTTTTCTGTAGATTCAAATATACCTTGGGCTTTTTGTACAGTATTATTAATTTCTTGTTCAGAAAGCATATTAGTTTCTTTTAAAACAGAACGAAGTACTTCATAATCTGATTCTTTCGTTGGATATCCCGAATCCAATTGGTATGTCCATTCATTTATAATTTTATCTATCATAACTTGATATCACTCATTTTACTATAAATATTGCCTACTTTACATTTAACCGGAAAATCATTGCCTTCTAATACTGATTTTATTTTTGGCAATATGTGTTTAGCTTCCTGAATTGGAACATCAAATAATACAGAATCATATGTATACAATGTTATACATGTTTTATATTCTTTTAGTAAGTGTGATAATTGATTTAATCGATTTGCAGTAAATTCTGTTTCTAGAGCCTGCAAATAATAATTAAACAATTTATTTTGATTCATATCAGACAAACTATCTTTGCTTAACTGCCTTTTTAATATTGGTGTTTGTATATACCCAGTCTGTTTCCATTTATTCCATAGTGAACAAACAAAATCATTTACTTGTTTAAAAAATGGAATCTTTAAAAATTCTTTTTCTATATGACCATATAACAATCTAAATGTTATTTGTTTACTTTGATCATATTGTTCTTGTGTTAATGTATCAGTATCAAAATAAAATTTTCCGAAATACGTATGTATAGATTCTTTAGGTAATTCATAACTAATTAGTCTAGCAATTAATCTTACATGATATGCATCAAAATCAAATTCAACTAATGCTCCATTTTCGAATCTACTGCAAAATGCATCTCTCGTGCCATCTTGTTTGTTCATTGCTGCAAAATTAAATCCACGGAATGCATTTGAGGGACGACCTGTAGTTGTATGATAATGATAATTTGAATAAACCCGTCCCTCTGTAATTAATTCTTTCATTTTAAAAGAATCATTAACTTGCATTCCGTTAGATTCAATGTTAGCAAATATTTTTGGATATATCATATTAAATTGTTTATATGACTCAGTCAATTTTGAATTAATAATCATTGGCCATGCATATTTACGTATTTTCTGACACATTGTTAAATGAGTCATCATAGGAATTACAGCATTTACATTTTTTAAAACAGTATGTCTTCTCCAATAAAAATTATGAGCAGTTGTGTAATAATGATTTTCATCATATGATTCTCCATATGTATACCACCACAATGTCTTAACATCATAAACAGTATTATTTCCGCCCATTTGTAACCATAACTTTTTGTCATGAACAAATATAGATTCTAGCTCGAGAAATTGTTGTAGATGTTCTTTAAAGCCGCGGATTTGTTCAGTATGATGTATAGGAACGATGCACTCTGTTATGCCATTTACATATACATATATACATGAGATATTATTTACAGATGGATGATCATAATGATCTGCTAATACTGGTACTAGTAATGTAGTTTCTGATTTTATATTCTCAAATAGTATAGTTAATTCATCTATATCATCTATTATCATACAATAATATAATAATAAATAATTTACAGAAATCCAAGTTATTTTAAACCATTAATATCAGGGACAGCTACAAATGTATTGTCAGAATAAAATTGTTCTAAGTTAGTGAAATAATTTTGCAGATTGGTAATAGTTTTAGAAGCAGTTATAATTTGTTCTAAATTTTTTTGAGAAACGGTTTTTGTTATTACGTTGGTATTATTAGTATTTAATTCTGAATTAAATCTTATGCCAGTTATAAACCAATTAATAACAACTCCCATATATAAATTAGTATCAATTTCATTTGTAGTATATAATTCGAATTGATCAGCATTTACTTCATATATTATTTTAGATGAAACATTTTGTATGATATATCTTGTTACAAATCCATCTTTAATATTTTTACTTGTTATCTCCGGAATAATATTTTTTATTAATTCATACCTTGTTTTAATATTTGGTTTTAATGTAGTATATTCTGAATTATTTTGTATAATATTTTTAAATTTTATTAACTTTTTTGATGTTAATAAATTCCATTTAGGTTGAGTATATACTTCTCCAGTAATATAAGAATGATATAGTCCTATATATTCAGTATTATCTTCTAACATCCATTCGCTACCAGATGTATATAAATTATTTGTTATTTCATCTTTTAAATAATATACCTTTTTTCTCATTACTATACCTCTTGTATTCTCGTTCTGGACCAACATGAAATAGTTGTAGTCCATTCGCCTGCGTCTGAAATTGTATGTTTTATTTTTTTAATACAAAAAACAAATTGGTTATTATATCTTTTCGGCAGGCCTTCAAAAAATAAAACATCTCCATATTTAAATCCGTTAATACCATCGATTGTAAATTCTAAATTCAATGGCCATATTGGCCTCTGAAATTTTGTTGTATCTTTGATATCAGATGTTGGATATGCAATATATCCTAATAATGCTTTTTGTAATGAGATTTGCCGTTCAGTATTATCTAAGTTTTTACCTACCTGTAATTTACTGTTATTTAATTCATTTAAATTATCAGTATGAAACGTTTTATATTCCTCAGCTGATTTTTTACGAGCTTCGTCGGTGTCACTAAATAGCCATGGATTATATGAAGTGTTTTTTGTTGGAGCTTTAAGTCCTCCAAAACCTAACAATGTAGTCTTATATGCTGCTGGCAATTCAAGGTCTAATTTGAAATCTCTAACAATAGTTCCTTGACCTTCTCTAGAAAAAACTGGAATTGTAAATGCTGCATCTTGATCTAAATTACCTAAATAATTTGTATCATAATATAACAATGCATTTGGTAGTTCTGGATGTTGTATCAATGCTAAATATATTGCAAAACCAGTATGTTTTCCAATTTCAAATGAAACTTCTTTTAAGAATTTTTTTACGGTAAATGGCTTTTGTTCTGTAGCTGCATCTGTTAACCGATTTACAATTTCTTTAATTACTTGCATGCTGATATAAATTCTAGACGGATGACCTAGTAATGAATTCTTTTCTTGGGAATAATATCCTGGTGTTTCAGCTTTAATCTCAGTATATACTCGTTTTCCTGTTTCTATATTTTTTGGGTCTTCTGTATAATAATTTGTATTAACCGAATTATTCGTACCTGGCCACAGTAATATCCTAGCTGGATTTGCTGATACTAAATGTTCATAATAATTACTAAAACAAAGTTCGTCAGTGCAAAATAATAATGGATTTTTAGTAGTAGTATTATTGGTTATTTGCTTTCCAATATATTCATTTAATCGGTCGATTAATAAGCCAACTGTTATTAATCTATTATATTCATCTTTGGCTTGCATTCGACCATGTAAAATTGATTTGTCAGTACTACTATCGATTATAATTTCACTTTCAGTTACTTTATCATCTATTTTATTATTTACATATTCATTTAGAATTTCATAAAAATTTTTAGCAGCTCCTTCTGAAACCGCAGTTTCATCTGTAGTAGTTGGAATATTAGTATTTGTTATAAACATTTCAGCTGATGGATATGTCCCTGCAGTCGCAGTTATATTTAATGTAACTGATATTGTTACATCTTCATTATATTTTAAATTAAATGAATTAATTAATCCAGTAAATACTACCCTATCCATTTGAAAAAATTCGTCAATTAAACCAGGATTAGAGTCTTTAAATTCATTTTCTAGAATTCTATATGACGTTACAAATTCATCTGTTGCTAATTCCGTGTCTTCACTTAATATTCCAGATCTATGATATTGTGCTACTAATTTAACAACACGACCAGGTTTAAAAAATGTTTCTTCTATTAAATCTAAATCAGCTGGATCTTGTATTAATATATTTATAGTTGATGTATTTATTTGAAATTGTGCGTTATCTGCTATGTTTACTGTGCATCCTGTTATGACCGGGCCAGGTCTAGTAGATTGTTTAGTTAGATATCCTTGGGTACCACTTGGTAAAAAATCATTTTGCCTTGTTGTACTACCACCTAATGTATATTTTATCTGATCTTCTTTTACTTCGTCTCCTTTATATGCTATTAATTCTACATTTGTAGTTTTACTTAACATATAATTTAATTCTTCTGTACTACGACTTGTTTTACCAGCTCTTGCTCGTAATTCTAATTCTTTTTGTAACTTACTGTTAACTTGCGAGTAAAATATATTGCTCATCGTTCTTTATTTTCTTGACTTATTAATTCTTGTATATTTCCTGCAGGTGGAATTCGTAATCTTGTATTAGATTTAATAAATAATGTTCCTTTTGGCAATCGATTTGCTTCTGCTATAATCCACCATAATGTTGCATCATCATAAAAATTAAATGCTAACTTGTCAAGCCGCTCGATACCTTTAGTTATTATGAAAATATCTGAATCAGATATTGGCACTACTGGTAATATTGTAGTTGATAATTTTCGTTTACCTTTATTGTCTTTTATTATATTTGAATTTTGATATCTACTTGGCATATTAATACTTTATGTTATTCTAATATTGGTGCTAACCTAAATTAGATATATTTATATTACCAGCTGCGTCTGCAGCTGCCGCTGAATCAAGTCCATCTCTTAAGAAAGAGTTAAATGAATCTGTAGACCCTGCATTTCCTGATTTTTCATCTTCTTGTTGGCTTGCTTTAGTCTCAGAATTAGCTTTTTTAGGAATTAAATCTTTTGCATCACTTAACCAATTATTATTTCCTGTTTTAGGTTTGCCGTTGTCTTCAAATTCTTTAGCCAATGTATACATTCTTCCACCTTTTTGTGGTAAATAATCTGTTATAACATTGAATTGTAAATTTACATCTACTTTGAAAGGAACTTGCATCATAGTTGGATCTTTTACTAAATTTGTTTCCCATGTAGTATCAGCATCTACAAAGGTATAATTACAACTAGTTAATACAACTGGCTGATGTACTAATAAATCTCCAACTGTTATTCGCATCCATGGAGCTTGCATTACTATCGTATTGTTAGAATATGTAGGAGCTGTATATGAAGCTAAATAATTTAATTTACGATACATTGGTTTTAATTCATCTCTAGATGAAGCATATACCGTGAAGCTTACGTCAAATTGACGACCATATCCTTGATAGGTATAATTTGGATCTGCTCGTCCAATATATTTTACTGGATTCCATGCTGCAGAAAAGTTATCGTTCATTGAGCTTATTATAGCTCTAAATACTAAAACGTCATCTGTTTTTCCACCAGCTCCATTTGCCATGAGTTTTGGACCAGTAAAATAAAATTTAATAAGATCACTTGTTGTTCCTATTCCTAATTCTGATGGTATAGTTCCTATAAAGTCGTTGATTGCCTCGAATTCACTTGGCGGCAACCATTTGTAAATTTCTGAAGTATCTTTTACTTGTTTAAAATCAATAACATTGACTTTATCTCCTCTAAATTGTGTAGCTAATTCTATAGGATTAATTGTTTGTTTCCATCCGCCTGGTACCGGGGTGCCGTCGTCCGTTGTACCGGCACCATTTTTCCAAATAGTTGCAACTCTACTTCGTAACGTAAAATCTTGTTTCGCCGGAGTATTATATCCAGTATAACTACCAAAACCATATCTAGATTCCAAATTGAAAACACTATATGCGCCACCTGGTGCAAGTGATGCAGCGGCATATGCTACTGCGGTAGCAGATTTTCTGATAGCTGCAGAAGCTCCATCTTTTCTAGTATCAATTCCAAATTGGCCAATTTGTTGACGATAATCTTGATATTGAAACGGTAGGTTTTGTATTTTTTCTATTTTATCTTTTGGCAATAATTTATAATCATTTTTTTTAGAACCCCCAGAGATTAAATTACCAACAACTCCTAATCCTGCAGATGTTAAGCCGGCTGCAAGTAGATTAACATCATTGTCTGATTCAGCAACGCCTTCTTTCGAATTCAAATTATAAAATGTTCCTGCATTTGGAAATTTAGTATATGTTCTTAGTACTTTTGGTTCTCTATATATTTTTTCTAATAATGGAAATTGAGTTCTCCAATCTGCATATTCTTCAGATCCTTGATTCGGTGAAATGTTGTCACTATACTGGGATGTATTATAATATTCGTTTCTAGGTCCTATCCTAAACCCTGTTTGAGTTGTATCAATGTTGTCACTATACTGGTATGTATTATAAAATGAATTTCCTGGGCCGGGTAGTTTGCCATATTGTGTTGTATCAACAGTATATGGTGTCGGAAGTGTACTAGTACCTACTTGAGTTGTATCAACAGTATATGGTGTCGGCAGTGTACCAATACCTACTTGAACTGGAGCATATCCATTATCTTGATAAGGAAAATTTGTCATGAAAGTATTTCCAACAACACCATTTCCTGTTCCATATTGAATTGGGGTATATCCGTTAGGTTGATATGGGTTTGTATTTGTATATATTATTGGCATATATTTCCTTAAGCGTTCATTTGATTTTCTTGGATTATTTCCATTTGCGTTATTATATCTTCTCCATTAAAACTATTGTTAACAACAAATGACATACCAGCTATTGCATTTGCTACTTGTTGACCTATATTAGAAGTGTTATTTGATGAGCCTCCTCCCATATTAGCAGTTGCTTTATCTAATGAACCTTGACTTGTTGATGCCATTATATTAATTTTATCATTTGGATCAAACATTATGGCATCATTTACTCGGATAAATGCGTCGCGTTGGTTCTCGACAGTAGTGTTGCTACCACCTGATGTATCCTCGTCATCGTATGCTCCTCCAACTTTAATCAGTGAAGTTGCAAGCCCTTTAAGTGCATCTGTTGTAAATGTAAATGTTCCATACAGGTTTGCAATTTTTGTTGCAATAGATACTGTTTCAAGGCCTTTGCTTATTAAATCAATTACCTTCTTGCCGCCTTCTAGTAACTCTTCTGGAGTTAAATCTTTCTCGCGCGAGGCAAAATCCATTACTTTTTTGTCTTTAACTATTTCTCGTTGATCCTCATATTTTTCAAGAGTAGTTTGAGTAGAACGTTCTTTTCCAATAGCTTGTACATCCGCAAGTTCTTGTTTTTGTTTCTCCAAATCTTCATCTATTTTACGTTTACGTTCTTCCTTGTATTGTTTTTTTCTTTTCTCGAAAGCCTCATCGCTTTCATCTTCTATTCTAGCAAGTGCATCAGTACTGATTTTTGCATATTCTATATCTCTTGTATATATTTCCTGGAGTTGCTCCACTGTTAAGCCAACGCTATCTGCTAACGCTTGTTTAGCCTTGAAGTTTGCTCCAGTTAAGATCTTTCCTTGACTTCTAACAAGATCTAGTAGTATATCTTGTTGTTTTAAATTATCTCCTTCAATAGTAGCTTGGTTATATGAAGCTGCAATATTTTTATATTTTTGTCCTTCTAATTTTTTACCAGTAAATATTTGGAATTCAACTGCTTTAGTAGTCATTTGTTCTATATCTAACATTTTTTCACCAGATTTATATAAATCATCCAATGTTAACCCAAATTTCTTTGCAGCAATTACAGATCTTTCTAACTGTTCTGGAATTCCTTGCCCGTATTGTATAGCTATATTGTTATTTAAATTACCTATTTCTGCTAGTATATCATATAATCCGCCTGCATATCCCTCTTCTTCTATTAACTTATTGTTTACTTCATTTGCTGCTTTTATTATTTGTGCAACTGATTTACCTTGTGCATTTGCAAATTTTCTAATAGAAAATGATTGTTTAGCATCCAATTTTAATTTATTCCTAAGAACGTCATTTGTAACTTGTAATTCTGTATTATATGCTTTATTAGCCTTTATATTTGCAATTTGACCGGGTAAAACTTTTCCTAGATCTGCAATATATTGTTTTGCTAATCTACCATTTATGCCTTGTGCTACTGCTACT